AAGATGTGCAAATACAGTAAATGAAGTGTATGTAAGCAAAGCTTACGAAAAGCATGCAGATTTACTTAAAGTAGAAAGAACATATAATAAAGATTACTACGCAGATTTCATCGACTTATGTCATGAGATGTCTGAGGATTTTCATCCGAGTAAGTATAGATTATATGAACCTTCTAGGTCAGCACATTTTGATTCCAAATATCAGGATTTCGGGGGTTTGGGGTTGGTTACGAAGGCAGTAAATATAAAAGATTGTTATTCCAATTATATTATTGATTGTTTGAATTCTGGGGTTGAACCTAGAATACTTACTACCAGTGAATTATATATTAATAGTTTAACACCTGGGTATTCACTACCGAAGGATTATTTCAAAAGTTGGGAGTACAGAGAATTAAAAAAATTCTTGACCACCGTTGAAATGAACTATGGACCAGAAGTAGCAAAAGACAATACATTTGCAGACTTTGACCTCAATTCATACCAATTGAACATCTCCAGCGGAATTAGAAAACCAGTTGATTCAGATGAGTTCCTCAATATAATCATGGACTTATATCCACAATTTCTTCCAAAATCAAGTACACTTGATGAAGAAGTCTTTTATAAAGATTATATTGAACACCCATATTATGAACCGACACTTAATGTTATGACATATGCAATCAAGGAGCCACTAAAGGTTCGCATGATTACGAAAGGAGAAGTCTTACCATATTATTTTTCAAAACATTGGCAGAAACAAACCTGGGAGTACTTAGGTACTTTTCCACAGTTTGCTCTTACCCATGAAGAACTCAAAGTTCCTCATCTTGAAGAAATAATATTACAAGAAACATCAATTGAAAAAAGATTTGGAATAAATCTTAATTTCGTAGATTGGGTTTCAGGTGATTACTCCGCTGCCACAGATAACATTAAAAGTCAATACACAATATGTGCTTTTGAACATCTTCTGAATCATCTTGGTGATTATAGAAAACGTATTGCTCCTGGTGACATTAATAAAGATGAAATCATTAAAAATATATTACGTGGTGTAATATATTCATCAAATATTAATTATCCGACAAGTACCAAAATAAAAACAATCATTCAAAAGAATGGTCAGATGATGGGTTCACCATTATCCTTTCCAATACTTTGTTTGATCAATTTATTAGCTTATGCGAAAGCATTTAGAGCTTACTTGGTCCAAAGGGGAGTG